AAAATACTAAAGCAAGATGAGTAAATTTACAAAGAAAAACAAAGAGCATCTTGATTCTATGGTGATAGGTCAAGGCCATACCATTATGGCTGGGTATATACCAGAGGCAGTGGGAGCCCAGGCTTTCTCCGAGAATTATTACAAATGGAAAACTCCTACACCGGATTCCATTGCTCAATTTGGATTTTGGGGAGGTGATATAGATTATAATACCTATTATCCTAACCTTGATAAATCAGAATTAACTCCAAAGGATGAGGAGTTTATCGAACCAATGTTCCGATTACTTTCAGAAACCATCGTATCGAAGAATTGGAATCCTACAGACTTCGGTCAGAATGGGGTACTAAAGGCTTCTATGAAGATGTTGCTTGGGCAAACGATTAATTGTGATCATGAAACCAATATAGGTAATGCTATTGGAGCTGTATCACAAGTAATGTGGCAAGAAGCCTATAAGGATGGTAGCTTTACTATACCGGCTGGTATTAATGGTATCCTGAAGATCGATGGTAAGGCAAATCCAAGAATCGCTAGAGGGATCCTCATGGAACCACCCTCAATTCACAGTAATTCTGTTACGGTACAATTCAAGTGGGATAAGTCTCATCCTCAAATGGAGGATAACGAATTTTATCAGAAACTTGGTACTTATGATTCTAAGGGAGTTATGGTACGTAGAATAGTTACTGAAGTAGTTCGTTATTTGGAAACCTCTCTAGTTTCACATGGAGCTGATTCATTTGCTCAGAAAATTGGGTCCGATGGTAAAATCATTAACCCAACTTTTGCTAAAAGAACTTGGGCATCCTATGAAGAATATCGGGATGATAAATCGAAGAAATATTTCTTTGCCGATTACAAATCAGACATGAATATGTTTCAGGAAAATAACGATACTCAGAGTTCTTTTAATGATAACCAAGAAAACCAAAACAATAAAAATAATGGTATGAACAAAGAATTAAGAGAATTTCTTGAAAGCCTTTTTGGGGATAATATGCTTACCCTTGAAGAAGGTAAAGAGATGGATCAGGAGAATGTGATTGCCTGTATCCAGAACTTGGTATCATCCAAAAACACTTTGCAAGCTTCTGTTGATAGTCTCAATACAGAGAAAACTTCTCTCACTGAGCAGATCAATAAATTAAATACAGAAGTGGCAAATCTGACGGAAATGGCAACTGTAGGGAAGAATCATATCGCTTCTCTCCGAGAAACTGCCGTAGAAACCTACAGAAAGTTAATGGGTGATAAGGTAGATGAAACTATCGTAACTATGCTCAATTCTGAAACTACTGGTATCAATACTTTGGTGTCACTTACCAAAGACTACCAGGCAAGATTGGAAGAAAAGTTCCCGATGGTTTGCTCAAAATGTGGTTCACATGATGTTAACCGTGCTTCTTCAGTTTCTGAAGGTGAAGAGGGTAAACACCAAGAAGATACTGCTTCTAATAAGGAAAATTCTACAGACCAAGTTTTCGAGAGTCTGTACAAACAAAAGTTATCACATAAAAAATAAAAGTTATGGAAAAGACTAACATTGTAAACATGGACCAGCCGATGACTCTCTTTGGTTCTAAGACTCCGAAGACTGTAATCTACAAATCCGAATCACATAAGCTTCACCAAGCTTTCACAGTAAAGCAGGGAGAAACCATTGTACAGGGAGTTCCTGTATCACTTACTAAAGAAGGCCAAATCAAAGTATATGCCGATGGAGAAGTATTCTTGGGCATTGCAGTAACAGACAACGTTAACCCGGCTTATCAGGGTCAAAGAAATTTCCCCGTTGAGGTAACGGTAATGGTAGAAGGATATGCCCTTTGCAACTGGGTATCAAATGCCGAAGTTAAATGTGGCTATGTTAAACCCTCCGGAGAACTTCTCAATTCTCGCTTCGTAAAGGCAGACTATGCCGATGCAGAGACTCACTTCATCGCTATTACTCCGGCAGATGAAGCAAATGAACTTATCCAAGTACTCATCCGCTAAATTCAAAGCAAAGATATGGAAAAACAAGATTTATCAAAACTGACACAGAAGGATTTCATTAATGAATTGCCTTCAATGGTATCTCTGATGGATTCTTACCGTTCTGGTAGTAACAACAGAAAGCCAATCGAAATTACCCTCGGAGAAGTAGCAGAGGGTAAATGGGGTATTTCCCAAGATGAACTCTTCGAAAAGATCGGTATCAATCCTCATGTTGATACAATGGAGAACATCTTCACTATGCCTCAGCAGAATATTCGTTGGATTGTTCCGGAAATCATTCGTCAGGCAATTACTTTGGGTATGCGTCAAGCACCTTTTTATCCTGAGATTATTGCTTCTGACCAATCTATCAACGGTCTGTCTGCTATCATGCCGATGATTAATATGTCAGATGCTGCACCTGCAAAGGTAAACGAGGCTGAAACCATTCCTTTGGGAGAAGTAAGCTTCGGACAGAAGTCAGTATCTCTGTTCAAGATCGGTAAGGGCTTTAAAATGACCGATGAAGTTAAGAACTACGTTTCTATCGATGTTCTGGGCATTTATCTCCGTGACTTTGGTATTCAGTTGGGCTATGCAATGGATACCCTGGCAATGGACGTAGTAATTAACGGTAACAAACCAGATGGTTCAGAATCTGCTCCGATTATCGGTGTATATGAAACTGCCCAAGGAATTACTTACAAAGACTTGCTTCATATTTGGGTTCGTGCTGCTCGTATGGGCCGTAACTTCCAAACTATGATTGGTGGTGAAGACCAGGCAATCGAATTGCTGAACTTGCCGGAATTCAAAGATCGTCACTCTGGTACAACCCAGGCTACTTTGAATGTGAAGTCTCCGGTTCCCAGTAGTGCTAACTTCTACATCCACCCGGGTACACCTAACCAGCAATTATTGCTGATTGATACTTCTGCTGCCCTGATTAAGCTTACAGCTCGTCAATTGATGTTGGAATCAGAAAGAATCGTTTCTAACCAAACTGAAGCAGTATATGCAAGCTTGACTACTGGCTTCTCTAAGATGTATCAAGATGCTGCTCTCTTGCTGGCTGCAGATAGGAAGTTCACTGAACTCGGATTCCCCGATTTCATGAATGTGGATCCTTATCTCTTGGTAAACCTTGAGTAATACCGGTTTCTTCATTTCCAAGTTTTTGTTTTTAGGGGTAGTCTTTATGGGCTACCCTAACTTTTTATAACACCAAAATCTTACAACAATGGGTAAAACATTTACAGTTACGGTTGGTCCAAGAGCTTATAGCTTTCATGATCAATCTACAGGAATCACCATTTCAAGAGGAGAGGCTAAAGAATTAACTTCTCGTCAATTCAATTCAAAGAAAATCCAATTGGCTTTGGCTTCTGGCCATCTTACTTTGGTAGTAGATAAAAATTTTCAGGTTTCAAAGTATACCGATGAGCAAATCGAAAAGCTGGTAAAGAAACTCCAGGCTCAGATTGGTAAGGGTATGACCGTAGAAAAGATTGCTAAGGGTTATTCCTTAGAGGAAGTAAAACTCATGGCAAAGAAATATGGTTTTGAGATCGAAACCACGGATACTGCTGAATCCCTGATTCAGGCTATCATCGAGGATTCAGAGAATCACAAAGAAGAGTAATCACTCACTAAAACATTATAAGAGTTATGAAAAAGTTTATATTCATGTTCATGGCTTTGTTAACTTTAGCCATACCGGCATTAGCTGCTGAGGATATTGGAATTGCTCCAGCTTCCGAAGTAGTTATAGATGTTGGCTCATTCACTGGAATAGTAGCTTTAGTATCTATGATCGCTACTCAGATCTTAAAGGTAATCCCAGCTATTAAGGAAAACAAACTGGCAAAGATCGGTATATCAGTTGCCGTCGGTATTATAGTTTGTATGGTATGCTGGGTATTACAGGTATCACCTATATTAATTAGCATGAAATGGTGGGTAGCTCTATTATACGGCTTAGCTGCCGGATTAAGTGCTTGCGGATTCTATGATATCATTAAAGCTATCTATAATACGATTATAAAACCAGATAAATCCAATTAGGTATGGGCAAACTAGACTTCGTTTACACTACGTCAGGTCTAGAAGCTTCATTCCGAGTAATATCCAAAGTCCCAGTTAAGGCCATACTTGATTGGGACTTTGGTGATGATAAGGGAGAGGTTTTCAATGGTAAAAGGCATGAATCTCATTCTTATGAGGAATCAGGTTTTTATACTGTTACCCTGACCGTTTCAGATTCCAGTGGTTTGAATGAAACCATTCAAAAAACCATTGTCATTTGTGATTATGCCCATACTACTCTTCCTGATAGTATCTATAATCTCATTGACAATTACCTTCCAAAAGAAATCGCTGAAGAACTAACTCAAGAAGAGAAAGCTCTTTTCATTCAAAAATGGCAATTGTATATTGGTCCTCTAGTAACACATCTAATTCCACCAGATAAATATAAAGACGAGTTATGGTATGAGGCACTAGAAAATCAGCTGATCATGGAATTAGCGGTATTCGATTATCTTCAAGTCCAATTACTTAAACTTTTAACCAACACCGGAGAATCACTTAGTGAAATTACTAAGCCTGGTGGTAATGATTCTGAAGATGGTGGAGCTAGAGGAGATAGAGTTAAACAAATCACTACCGGCCCTACTGAGGTTCAATTCTATGATTCAGTATCTGATAGTATTAGTTCTCTTTGGAAAACATTCTCAAATGCAATGCAACCAGGGGGAGTAATCGATGAACTTCGGAAAAACATTTGTACTCTAGCTGAAAGGTTAGAGATATTCTTACCATTCTGTAGACAACCCTATTCACCTGTAGTACCAAGAGTAGTAGATCGAAGAATTGTTACTCAACTGGCAGGTCCTAATCCTACAGCCCCCTTGAATAGAGGTTCATTCAAATTAGTTAAGAAATCCAGATCATGACTAAACCAATCTCTAGATACTTAAACAATAAAACCTGGGATAGATATAAACGTATCATCACAGAGTTTATAGATTTCGATGCAGGAAGGCAAGATATTATATGGGCAAAAAAGGTAAACCAATTCCTTGATCATGCCGAAGATAGTTTACCTTCTTATTATGAAATTCATATTGAAGCCCTTTGTTATTATAACTCTTTTAGGAATTGGCCAATCAATAAGGCAACTGTATCTGGGGAACTGGATGATGAAAACCTTTCGATACTAATTTCTAAATCATATATAGAAAGGCTTGGGTACCTTGATGAACATGGGTACTGGAGATTTAATTGGTCAGAAGATAGGTTCATCATAAATGGGATAGTTTATAAACCCGATGGTGATACCCAGGTAGCTCAAGCAAAAGACGAAGCTCTGGTCTTCTTGGTTATTCTTAAAAGAGACCGTGACACAGTTGTAAACTTTATAGAACAATAATATGGCACAGTTATTACTGAGATGGACAAAGGTTACTTTCAATAACCAGGAATGGTATGATAGTAATATAATAATCCTAAATGGTAATTCTGGAGTACATCTAGAGGTTGATGGAACAGGGAATTATATATCAGTATTTCAGAGTATGACTGGTATTAATTTCGTAACCCGGCTTCAAGATTACTTTGGACCTGTTTGGGATATGATACTTCCTTTCCCAGGAATAGGCCAGGCAATTAAATTGAGAGTAAATAAGCTACCTACCTTCGGTATTATTAAAGGCGATGTTCAAGATGGAGGAGATGGTGATGCTACTGACAATGCTTTTGCTGGTTCAGAAGGAATCCTATTCTGTGGAAAGGGTGGAGAATATTTCTTAGGGAAACCTAAGGCAGTTGGTTAATTATTTAAAACCTTATACCTATGTATACAAGTAAGTATTATACTGTTGAAGAAATCGATGAGAGACTTAAGCAGGGTTATCTCAATGATGCCACTGAACAAGGCTTTGTCGGTACTATGAAAGAGTTCTGGGCTCTCTTTCTTTCGATTGCCAATAAGGTGGATAAGAAAGAAGGCTATGGTTTGTCTCAGGAGGACTTTACCACAGAACTGAAAGATAAGTTAAATTCTCTTTCTGGAGAAATCCCAACTAAGGTATCCCAGTTAGAGAATGACCTTAAGTTCCAAACTAAAGAAGAAGTAGAAAAGTATATCAGCGACCTTATAGATGGTGCTGATGGAGCATTGGATACTCTTAAAGAGTTGGCAGATGCCCTGAACAATGATCCCAACTTTGCTACTAACCTTACTAATAAACTTATTGAGATTAGAGATGCCCTTACTGCTGAAGTTAATCGAGCAAAAGCTGTTGAAGCTGCTCTGCAAGAAGGTCTCAATGAAGTAGATACAAAAATCGAAAAAGCTCTTCAGGGTCTTACTGATACCATCGATAAAACTATCAAGGACATCAAGGATTCAGTCAAGGCTTTAGAACAGAAAGTAGATAAAAATACCGAGGCTATTTCTAATGTAAAAGTAGAGGTAGCTGGCCAATTAGCTGATTTCAAGGTAGAAGTTCATAAGGAAATAGATCTTGAAAAAGAGAGAGCTATTACTGCTGAGAATGCTTTGCAAAGAGAAATAGATAGCCTGAAAAATGGTTCATCTAATGACAAGGCAGAATTAGAACAAAAGATTCAGCAAGAAGCTACAGAACGAGCTCGTGCTGATGAAGCTTTGCAACAGAACATAGATAATGAAGCTAAAGCTCGTGAACTTTCCGAAGAGGAAATCAAAAAAGCCCATCAGAAAGATATTGAGCGTATCGATGGTGAAAAGGTAAAATGGGATAAATTCCCTACTTCAGAATTGCCCAACAGAAAGGGTATAGTTCTTGAAAATGGGGATCTTATCTTAGGCAAAGGTCTTAATGGGAATACTCTGCCCTTAGTTCAATTGAATCATTTGGGTGTAATCGATGCTGGTTCTCCGAAGGCTCCCTATAACATCAATACGCCTCAGGGAGAAAGACCCACTATTCAAGAAGCAGGCCAAACAGGAGAACAGGCTTATCACATGGCTTATCAAGAGGATCTGGCTAATATCAGTGCTGAAATCGATGAAAAGGTTAAAGTTGAAGCAGATGCTCGAAAAGCTGCTGATGAATTATTGGTAAAGAAAGAAGAAGGTAAGGGATTATCCTCTAATGATTTTACTGATGAATTAAAAGCTAAGCTAGAAGGTATAGAAGAATTTGCTAATCGTATCACTAATGTATCTCAGTTAGTAAATGATTCTAAGTTCCAAACTGAAGAAGAGGTAAAAGCTGCAATCGAAGGCATTATTGGTTCTGCTCCAGATGTTCTTGATACTCTTAAGGAAATCGCTGATGCCCTTGGTAATGATCCTAACTTTGCTACTACTATCACCAAGAAATTGGCTGCTCTTGCAGAACAGATTAACCAAGAGATTGAAGATCGTACAGAAGCTGTATCCCAAGTACAAGGTGACTTAGATACCAAATATCAAGAACTTTCTTCTAAGATCACTCTTCAGGGAGAAAACCTTAATAAAGAGATCTCTGATCGAAAAGAGGCAGATGCTGCAATGAAATCCGAGATAACCAATCTTGGAATTTCTCTTACGGCTTTGGGAACTGAACTGAGACAGATTATCAATCAGAATTATCAGACTCTTCAGCAACAGATTCGTGCTCAGGATGCTCTTATCCAAGAGAATACCCAAGCTATTCAGACTAACCTATCTTTGATCCAGTCTTTACAGACTAAGGTAGATACTAACGTTAGTGATGTAGATAAACTGAAGAAAGGCCTTGAAACTGAAGTAGCCGATCGTAAAGCTGCCGATACTGCCTTACAAGAGAAGATTAATACTAATGCTGATGGGTTGGCTAAAGAAATTTCTGATCGTAAAGCTGCAGATCTGGTTCTTCAGCAGAATATCGATGCAGAATCTCAAGCAAGAACCCAGGCAGATTCCCAAATTAGAACTGATCTCTCTAAGAAGATTGAAGATGAAGCTACTGCAAGAACCCAAGCTGATACCCAGATAACCCAGAAATTAGATCAAGAGATTATCGATCGTAAGGCTGAGGATGAAAAACTTTCTCAACGTATCACTGAGGAATCTCAGGGTCATACAGAAGCTATAGAAGATTTACAAGCAAAAGTATCCAAGAATACTCAGGATATTACTGCTGAAGTAAATCGGGCTACTGCAAGGGAAAATGAGATTGCCCAGAATTTAGCAACTGAAACTCAAAATAGATCAGATGCTGATTCTGCAATGCAGGCCTCTATTAAAAAGGTTGGAGATGATCTTACTAAATTTAAAGCTACTAAAGATCAAGCTAATGGTTTAGCTTCTCTTGATGGTAATGGTAAGATTAAACCAGAACAACTACCAGAGGGAGCTATCTACAGTGTAATGGGCATAGAGAAGCAGGTAAATCTTCTTTCAGATCGTGATTCAGTACCTGATATGGAAGTTGGTGATAGACTTTATGTTCTTGAAGATAAAAAGATCTATACTAAAACTGTAGATGGCTGGGATAATGGAATCGAACCTAAAGAAGATGTAATCTATAACTTCCGTAGAGCTGATGAGGAAGGTCGTACCAATATTACCAAACGATGGGATGGTAAGGATATGACTGTAATCTCAGAAACTGTAGTACTGGGAGAAACTCAGGGTACTGCCTATGAGGGTTCTAAGGGTAAGCTATTAAAAGATAGGATTGATTCTTTGCCCAATAGTGTAGTTTCTGAGGTAATTTTATATAAACCGAATGCCTTTGAAGAAAACCCAGTTAGGAAAAATAAAGTGGGTATAAATGTGAAACGGTATGAAAAGAAGCTACAACATGAAGAATGGGGATTCAAAGCTTCTACGGAATATGATATACCTGTTGCTTCTTTAGAGGATGGTGGACATGGAGGACTTATGTCATATGAGGATAAGGTCCTTCTTCAGAAACTTGCTGCTTCAGTATTCCCATTAACTCTTACAGTAACTGGAGGGGGAGTATATCGGAAGACTACTACTCAGACTGTAACTGTTAAGTGGACAGTTAAACAAGGGCCAGAGGTTATTACTCCGGATTCATTAAAGGTTAATAACGAATCAGTAGATGTCTCATTAACTTCTAAACAGTTCCCGGGAATTGCTGTTAATACCACCTTTAGAGTTGAGGCAACTAAGGATGGAGTTACTAAGACTGGTTCTGTTTCTGCAGTATTCGTTAATCCTTCTTATTTCGGAGTAGTAGATAGTAACTTTACTCCTACTCCCGAAGGTATCCAAGGTTTAAGTAGTGGTGAAATCATTAAGAATAGCAAAACATATAACACTTCAGCATTCAACCAAAATGCTCAGAAGAACTGTTATGCTTATCCTAAAGCCTTTGGAGCTCTTACTTCTATTACGGATGGTAAGAATGAGTTCATCAATTCTTATACTCGTAGTGAATTGGAAGTAAATGGGGAAATGTATTATGTATATGTTCTTTCCGAAGCTTCTACAGTATCTAATTACTCACTTCAATTCAAATAATTATGGCAGTACAATATATTGATAACCTTTCTTACAAGGGAAAGAAGCCAAATTTTGAAAGAGATCAATTCAAAACTTTGGCTGAGATGAAGGCTTTTTCTGAAGCTGATATTGATGAAGGCCATTCTTCTTACTGTCTTGAAGATGGTAAAAGATACACCTTCAAATCTTCTAACTCAGTAGATCCTACTACTGGTAGATGGAGAGTAGAGAATAATTCAGGTGGAGGGGTAGAAGTCCCCTCTAATCCTCAACCAGGCCAAACTTATTTCGATACTAAAGTTAATAAATTAGGTATCTGGAATGGCAATGCTTGGGTAGATTCAATGGGTAATCCTTTGGATTCTAAACGGCAGGGAACTACCGAAGAAAGACCTCAAGGAGTTCAAGTAGGTTATATTTACTATAACACAGAAGAAGAATTCTTTGAAGCTTGGAATGGCAATGCTTGGGTACCCATTACCTACTTGGTAACTTCAGTAAACCAAATCACATTCAGTTCAGATGGTGGAGATATGCCTTTTGAGGTATTCTCTAATGCCAAATGGACTGCTAAATAACTTATTCTATAACCTCAAAAAAAAACCAAATGGACAGAGAAAAATTGAGAGAGGCTAGAGCCATTGCAGGATGGGCTCACCTTGACAAGAGAAGCGGTACTGGTAACGGTACTGTACAAGTAACCGTAGATGCTTACTTGGGTCGTAATGCTCGTAACACTAGTGCTCAGATTGCTACCAACGGTGGTGTAAGCAAAAACGTTTCTGTAGTACAGAACGGTAAAGCAATTTACATCACCAAGGAATCAGATCCTAATGTGGGAGCTACTGCTACTACTGCTACTGTAAAGTTTAAAACTAACGTAGAGAAGTTTAAACTTCAAATCGGTAACAGCGGTACGGTTGGTTCAGTAAAAGTAAACAACGTAGATGTTCCAGAAACTGGCGGTATTTATACTCCGGCTGGTGACCCGGGAGCTAGCGGTGAATATGTAGTAACTGTAGTTGTGAACTTTGCTGTCAACAGTTCTATTCGGAACATACAGTACACAGTTAAGGCAAGTGATTCTGTAAATTCAGAAGTAAGTGCTACTGCTACGATTACCCAATCTGCTGCTGATTCTAACTTGACCGTTAGTCCTGAACAGCTTACCTTCGAAGCTACTGGTGGTGCTAAGACTATCACTATTACTTCTAACGATAGCTGGACTATCTCTTAAAAGTAATCAAGTTAAAAATCCGAGGAGCCTCAAGATTGAGGCTCCTCTTTTAATTTTGTAGGTTATAGAAAAAGGATAAGATTATAACGGTAGCTTCAGCTGGAGGTGTAGTAAGAGAGATACAGATAAGTCAAGCTGATGCTGAAATTACCTATGAATATATACTTGAAGCCGTAGTTTAAAGATATTTTGGGTGGGAATAGAAGTTTAGAGGGGTGCATATAATTAAAGTTATGTGTATCCCTCTTTTAGTTTAAAGTGATCTATTATGGCAACTAAATCAGTTAATCGTACTTTAGGTATTCCCTCTGGAAGATTTGAGATTTACGTTGATAAAGCCCAACAAGCTAGAGCAGAAAGACTTATACGTGATATACCAAGTATCCTTACTAAGTCTTACGAGAATGGCACTAGAAAGTTTGGTAAACAACTTCTTAGGATAGTGAAAAAATGTTTATCAACTGGCATGCCTCCTGCAGGTTCAGGAGTATCTTGGCCACCACATTCGGCAAGTACTGTAAAGTCTTTGGGAGAACATACTCTCTTAAACTGGACTGGGCAATATAGAAGATCGGTAAACATTTACCATCAACGTAATAGAACCTATGTGGGTTTACCTAATAATGTAAGGAAAATACGAAAGAAAGGTAAAGAATCTAAAAAAACTCTTAATCAGATTGCTATCCTATTAGAATATGGTAGTAGAGATTCTAACCTTCCTCCTCGTCCTCTCTGGGCTCCTGCATATAAAGTTGCAGGTGGGAATAAGGCATTACAGAAAGAAATTAGAAATGAAATTAGAAAACAATTAAGGAAACATGGCTTTTAATATCGATAAACCTTCTGGGGTTGGACCAGCCACCATTAACATCAAACCCTCAGATTATAATACTACTGGTAGGGATATTAATCAGACCATTTATGTAGAGATCGGTGGAAAAAGGCAACCTATTAACCTTATCCAGAGACCTGCTGCATTAAGTTGGAAATATATCTTTACCGTAGAACCAACTTCTACTAGCATTGAACCAGGTGGTGGATCTGTAAGCTTAACCGTTAAATCTACTAAGCAACAGCTAGTAAATGGAAATCTAGTAGGAGAAGAGATACCTCTAAATTACACTGCTATTCATTACTCTGGTAATTCCTTTGTAACTATAGATGGTACTACATTGAGGGCAGAGGCTAATGATAATACGGATAGTAGAATAGAGACTATTCGGTTTACTCAAGCTGAATCTGGACAAGTTCAAGACATAGTGATTGAACAAGCTGCAAATGTTCATTACTACTTCTCTGCAGGAGTTCCTTCTACTACAGTAGAATATGATGATACCTCTTATGACCCTAAAATAGAATCTTACAGGATGGTAGGTAATAGAAGAGAGGAAGTTGGATATACTTTGTATTCTGACAGTTCTGATATGAATGCTGGTAGTACTAGTTTCTCATTCTCTAAGAATCCTAACAATGAAGCTAGAACTATGAGGGGTAGAGCAGTACAGAATGATACTAATCAAGTTATAAATTTACAAGTTACACAGAAAATGTTACCCATGTGGGTTTTCAGAGGTGTTCATTTTAAAGATTTTTATAGTTTGAATGAATCAATTAATAAGGATTATCGGGTTATTATTACTTTAAGGTATGATAATTTCTATACCATAGATTTTGAAGTAATAGATGATAAAAGTATAGCTATGGCTTTAAAATCCAGTGGCCAAAATGGTCCTTGGTCTAAATCCTTCAGAGTTATTCGAGTTTCTGGTAGAATGACTAGAATTGGCCAAAGACTTAGATTAGAACCCACGGGTGTAAGTGCTATAGTTTTAGGAGAATTTAACAGCAATGGGGAATTTAGTACTACAGAAAACCTAAGAGATCCAGGGTTATCTCCAGATAATTATTATAATTTTGATTACTTAGATAGACCCGAATCAGAAAGGATCTGGAATTCAGGTGGAAGTTTACCGGGAGGTTTCTATGCTTCTACGGGTATATCTAGTCAATATAGGTTTTCAATACGTAATCACCTTCAATAAAGATCTCTATGGTAAATACAGAAGAAATTGTAGAAAGAACTTTCTATATAAGTTTACTACATACGGCTTTAGAGAAAGGATTAACAGTTAATCCCCAAGATTATTTACCTGTATCTCCTGAAAATGAGAAAAAGTTTGAGGCTGATATAAAAGGTCTAAAGAAATTCATCCCAATTTTCGGAATAGGTAACAATCAAGTACGGGGTATAAAAACTTGCCCAAGAATCACTTTGGAATTACAGGGATATTATCCGGGTAATATTGGAGTAGAGAAATTTATAATAGGAGATAAGTTAGAGAATGGTAACTACCAAGCATCAGAGTTTCCTTTCGAAACTAAAGATATAACTATTGATGTTCACTTGGTAGCAAATACCCAGCCAGATATGAGGTTACTACACCGTATCATGTATCAAGCTTTGCCTTCAAGAGGATACTTAAAACCCTATTATAATGACCTAGAAGAGTGGTCTTCTGGACGAGTTGGTCCTACTGGTAATCTGTACATAGAGATAGGTAATTATTTCGATCACCAAGATGTAGAACATGGTATATTAGAGAAAGTATATCAATACACTTGCGTAGATGGTCTTCTTGAGGAAAAGATTCCTGGAGAGGGAGAACTTGTACCTATTACAGATATATCGGTTCTAATCGGCACAATCGAAGAAAAAGAAGAAGGAATGCTCAACTTACATATAGTAAGCTAAACCGAGCGATACTTATCAGTTTTAAATAAACAAGTAACTAACTTTTAAAAACAAGTAATATGCCAACTTCACCTCATGTTGATTTTGTCTTTCAGAACAATAATGTTCTGCAGACTACTCCTATGTTAGGAGTTTCTTGTGTATTGGCTAGAACTACTAAAGGTGTATACGATGACCCCTCAGAAATCATCTCTTCCTATCCTCAATTCCAAAGACAGTTTGGAAAAGAGATAGTACCTGATGGTTCTGTATCAAATATCGAAAAGGCACTTGTAGGTGGTTCAAAGCTGCGTATTATTCGAGTACTTGGTAAAGGTGCCACTAATGGTGTAGTAAAAGCTACTCGTGAACCTACCAGAAGATTGAAGCCTGCTTCAGATAAAGAAGAATCTCCAGTAGTAGCTTCATCTACCCCAGACCCAGTTACTCCTCAAACCTTAGTAAAGATTACCTCAGGTTCTACTACCGTAGGATTTGGATTAGTAACTAAAGGCTATGGAGATCCAATTGGTACTGGAGAAACTTTTAGAGTGGGTTTCTATAAACAGTTTAATACCATTTACTATGTGATCTATGGAGCTACTGGTGAGATCCTCGAACAAGGTCCAGTACTAACTTATAAAACCGCAGATTCTCTCAATAATACTTCTTTCGATTACTTGGCTCTTTCGGCATTTGCAAAGAATTCCCAGTATCTCGAACCTAAGATGACTGAAACGGTAGAAGGCATTAAATCTTGGGAGAACCTGATTCAGTGGTTAACTACTTCAGTAGATGGTAGCAAAGATAAGGTAACGGTTACTATTGGAGAAAAAGAAGTAACTAACGAAGAAGTATCTTTTGATGGTACTATTGGTAATGCCGGTACTACACCTACTGCTGACGAATGGATTGCTTCATTGGAATTCGTAAAGGATTATACCGATGTATACCAACTTTTCTGTTCCCATATCTCTCAACATTTGGAACAAGATGCCGAAGTACTTAAGGTACATAAGGCTGCTGCAGATATGGTTAAAGAACTCGAAGAATATACTTATTACATTGAAGTTCCTAAACACCTTACTCACTATACTCAGGGTGATCAGCCAAGAGATAAGAAGGCTATCATCTCCTGGGTTGAAACCTGTTTGGGTACAATCGGTAACTCTAAGTATGTTGCCTATTTTGGTGGTGGTCTTAAATACTATAATGAAAATGGTAATCTCCAAGATTCAGATGTAGTAGGAACTGTAGTGGGATTGGGAGATGCTTCTGCTTCTCAATATGGTCCTTGGAAATCATTTGCGGGTATGAACCGTGGAGTAATCTATGATGCTGTAGGTCCAGTATGCCCGAACTATGGTTCTCCTTCTCGATATGCAGATCTGAACGAATTGGCTCAATCATATGTTAATATGATGGTAATTAAGGATACTCCAGATGCTGGTAAACAGACTATGCTTTGGCACTTATTTACCTCACAGGTAAAACAAGATTCAGAAAGATTCCTTTCAATTGTTCGATTGAATCTTTACCTCAAGAAGAGCTTAAGACCCATTTTCCAAAAGTATCTTGAAGAGCCTAATATCTGGAATACTTGGAATAAGATCTGGCTGGAAATTAAACCTATCTTGGATAACTTGGTAGATGAAGATGCTATGTCAGAATATACCTATATGGGTGACCAGGATGCTTCCTCTTATGATCAGCTTTCAGTAAATAATGAAGCTGATGTTCGTCAGGGTAAATATAAAGTGATCCTTAAATATAAGGATATCGTTCCTATGCAAGAAGTTACAATTAACATAGTAATCGACTCTGCATCTAAATCAGTTTCTATTTCAGAAGATTCGTCTAATCAATAAACTCTAAGATATATGGGAGCAAAAGTAAAAAATCCTCGGAAGAAATTCTTATGGAGCATAACCTTCCCTAAGCACCCTATCAATACATATCTGTTTCAAACTTGTACTTTGCCAGATATCGAGATAGAACAGGTAGCTCATGGTGATATTAACAGAGATGTTAAAACTGCTGGTAGAGTTACTATCGGTAATCTGATAGTAGAGAAACTGATGACCACTTCTGGTTCAGATACTTGGCTTCATGATTGGCTTTATTCTTGCCAAGATCACATTGTTGGTGGAGGCTTGGTACCCAGTCAATATTGGGAAACTGTAATAGTAAATGAACTTGCTGAAGATGGAGTATCAGTACTTAACACTCACCTTTTCGAAGAGGTTTGGCCATGTAAAGTAAACGGTCAAGAACTCGATAGAATGGCTTCAGAAAACTCAATTGAATCAATCGAATTCTCTGTTGGTACAGCCGATAAGTACTAATCTTTAGTCATTTTTCTTTGCTAAGATTTTAGGTGGGAGGGGTGGGATTCCTTACGGGTATCTTCACCCCTTTCTTGTTGTTAAACCTTAACATAACTATAATTTTAAGTATAACCAAATAAACAAAAACATTATGGAATTTAGAACCTTTCGATTTGTAGCTCCTTCTGGTTATTTCTATGAAATCCGGGAACAAAACGGAGCAGATGAAGACATCCTTAGTAATCCGGTAGATGCTAGAACTTTAATGAACCTTACCAAGTTTATTTCAGCAATCGTAGTAAAAACTGATTTTACTGCTAAGGGAAAATTAAGCATTGAAGATGCACTTGCTCTTCCTGTTAACGATAGGTATGCCATTATTATCCAATCCCGTATATTCTCTTTGGGAGAAGAAGTTTCTTTCGAATTCGATTGGGGTAAAGAATTTGGAGGTAAGATAATGTATGGCCAAGATCTTCATGAACTTCTGTTCGATGATTATTCAGTATCTCCTTCTGAAGAAGAAGTTGAGAAAAAACCTGAAGCTATCCCCTATTATCCGATGGGTAAGAAATTAAGAGATCACCAGATCTTTACTTCTTCAGGCAAAGAGTTATTATTCGATTGCATGACCGGAGAAAGTGAAAAGGAATCTATTCAAGTAGAACAAACTAGAAATACTCCTCTTATTCATCGAAATCTTCGATTGAAAGTAGATGATAAATATGAGAAAGTACTTAATTTCTCTTTGTTCTCTCCAAGGGATATGCAGGAAATTAGAAGAGAGGTATTTGCTATAGACCCCATCTTCCAGGGTAATACCGAAATCGAAAATCCGAAAACTGGTCAAACTGCGAAATACTTTATATTCGGAGCTCCAGATTTTTTCTTCCTGACGGGAGAATAGACTTAGAGGGCGATTTTGCTTATATAAGTAGAGCTGAGATAAGAATGGATTATCTCAGCTTTTTAGTTCTCCCATATAGGGTAAGGAAAAGATTCTTAGAGAATGCCGAAGCTTATTTTAAACTTATAGAGAAAAAATCCAAAAGCAAATAATATGTTCAATTCAGGTAAAAATATAGTTGAGGTTGGTATAGCAATGGTGCTAAGGGACCAATTCTCTAAGGAGTCGGGAAGGATCTCTAATTCGTTTAAGACGATGATGAACGATATGAGTACCTGGTCTAGAGGTATTCAGATGTCAGGCTCATCTTTAGCGGATTACGGAGCTCAGGTGCTCAAGAGCATGTATAGAGCCTATGAATATTCTGCTGGAGTTCAGAATGAGATTTGGCTGACTTCTAAAATTGCTGGAGCTACTCAAGCTGAACAGAATAGGTTATTGCAATTAGCCAAGCAGGTGAATGAAGAAACTCCTTTGACGGCTATGCAGGTTTCTTCAGCTGCTCGTTATTTAGCTATGGCTGGTAATAAGGCTGATGCGATAGAGAAGATGATACCTCCAGTAGCTAAACTAGCCTCTATCCTAAATATTGATCCAGGTGGGAAAGGTGGAGTAGCTGATATGATGACTAATATCATGTCTATGTTCCAAATCCCAATGGGAGATGCTGCTAAAGTATCCGACGATTTGTATACAGCTACTACGAATGCTAATATAAGCTTGGAAGACTTAGCAGCTACTATCCGATATTCAGGAGCAGATATGAAAGCTGCTGGTGTTAGTATGAGAGAATTAGCTGCTGCTACTGGTGTACTTGGTGATATGGGTATTCAAGGATCCATGGCTGGTACTTCATTAGGTAACATGGTCCGTAACTTACAGTTATCATTATCAGAACAGAAAAAATTGGGTTCCTCTTGGTTAAAAGAACTGGGATTAACTTCTGAGGATTTCTATGATGCTCAGGGTGGTTTTAAGGGTTTGTATAATGCTTTCCAACAGTTCCTTGATTCTTATAAGCAGATGACTGCAATGGGTAGAACCCAGGCTTTCTATAATATCTTCGGAGTTCGAGGTATGCGAGGTATTATACCCATTCTTAACGATATGGCTTCTGGTAGGGATAAGATGAGTCTTATCATGGGGCTCTACGATAAGAATCAGGGCATCGTAGATCAGAAGAATGAAGAAAGGCTTAATACCATGGCTGGTAAGATAGACCAGATGAATTCTGCTTTTGAAAACTTAGTAGTTACGGTGGGTAACAAGTTAGCTCCTCTATTTAATCCCATTGTTGATAGCTTGAGATTCTTAACTAAACTAGCAGATAAATTAGCTAGCTTAGGAGGCATGGGCAAATTCCTTATTCAGACTATGGCTGTAGGAGCTGCTGTTACTGTTATAGTTAATGGTTATCGTACTATAGCTATGACTCTCAGGATGATCAGAACTTTCCATGCAGCAGCTAATACTGTAGCCAATGGTATGACCGGGGCTACTTCTAGAACTAACCAACAGTTTGCCATTATGGAAATGCACTTAGTAAGGATAGGTAATATCATGAGGAATATACTTATCTTACAAATGCAGATGGCGGGTTTATCACGGAATAGTGCAGGTCAATGGATCTGGACAAAAACTGGTAGATATGCTAAGGTTCCTAAAACTATTTTTAACCCCTTTAATCCTATGGCAGGTAATATTAGTGGAGGTAATGGTTCAGGAGCTGGATCTAGAATGGCAGGAGGCGGTAGCTTACTTGCAGGAGGTACTTCTAAATTTGCCAGATGGGCTCTTGGTAAAGGCTTAAGTAAGGGAGTTATTAAGGGCGTAGGTACAGCTTTAACTGCTGTGAGTACATTAGGTAAAATACTTCCTGGATGGGGATGGGCATTTACCATTGGAGTTCCTTTATTAACTAGCCTATTAGATAAAAACTCAGATTCTTTGGATAATAATACTAGAGCTCTTGAGGAATCTCGAAGACTCCCAGAAGCTGCTATTCAGGCTCGTAATCAACAGGCTTTTATTGATGCAGTTAAGGTAGCAATCAGGGATGGTTTCAAAGAATCTAATATTGGCATTACAGTAGACGGTGAGTCAGTAGGTACTTGGACTCCTGGAACTTCTAATGATTATACTGGTGGTACATTATTGGGCATAAATTAAAATACATTCAATTATGGCAAGAATATTAAACCAAGCAGCCGGTAAGATTGTTAAAAAATATAATGATCTTACCCAAGATACTGCTGGAGTTCTTACTGGGCCCCTTAATAAATTATGGAGAGCTCGGATATTACTAAACCGAGCTACTTCTCTTTTACCAAAAGATAAAGCTGATAAGGGTAAATTATATATACCCAATGGTGTATTTGGAGAATCTAGAGTTTCTTCTAAACAACCTAAGATAAACGAACAGCTACAGGGTCAATATAGGTTAATCCTAAAACACGAATTGACTAGCTTGGTAAAAGTAGAGGATGGACCAGATCCAGCAAAGGGTCAATCGGCTTCAGAAAAGAAAACTGCTTTCTTTGTAAATGAAGTAGATAGGAATCCTGGAGATAATCAAGTGATCATCTATAACTTATCCAAATCACCTTATCAATATATTATATTACAGAACAGACCTTCTTCTTTGGATTTCCGAGGAGAATCTACCTTAGCTACAATTAAGTCTATGGGGAGAAATACTCCTATGTATCACTTTACTGGATCCGAGGATATAATTCAATTCAATATCTCTTGGTTCTGTAATGATCCAGAAAATCCTAATGAGGTATTATTCAAATGTAGGTTATTAGAATCCTGGACTAAGTCTGATGGTTATCAAGCAGGCCCCCCAATCTTAATGATTCAATGGGGTAATTCAGGTATCTTCATTAACCATAAGTACATACTCACTTCGGCAACCTATTCTCTATCGAATTTTAGGAATGCTTATCGAAAGAGAGACTCTAATGGTAAACCTTCTCAAGAGATAGTAAGTTTGGGATTAACTCCGAGTACTGCTACTCAAGAGTTGATATTTAAGAGGGTTAGTTCATACAACTTATCCTATCAAGATTTTGTTACTGATGAGGACTTAAAGAAAACGAAAGGTATTCAGATATGATAAATTTAAATCAGTACTTAACTGGGGCTAGTCCCTATGATTCGGCCTATGTATTGAAATATAGGGATGGAGAATACTCTTTAGAAACTGATCCCCCTTTAGTTCCCTATACTTCAAAGGATAAACAGCATACAATCAAAGAAGGAGAAACTCTTCAGAACATTGCCTTTGCTGCTTATGGAGATTCAGGTAAGTGGTATTTAATAGCTGAAGCTAATCAGATTATCGACCCATTTACCGAAGTAGTTCCAGGTAAACTTTTAAGGATTCCAATGTATGGCAACTAAAGTAAACCAGCCTATATTATATAATGGAACAGCCATGCCTTACTTGGCTTTGTTCGATTCCCTGGGTATGCCGGTAATGAATACCATTACTGGTATACCTCTTGGAGCATATATAAGTAAATTTACTTATATGTATGATGAAGAAAAAGAGAATCTGGCTACTTTAGTATTTGATACTGGGGATCCAGATACCGTAGATATACCAGAATTACAAGAGGGCTCTGTTATCTTTCTTCAATGGGGATACGTATACCCAGATGGGCAATTTATTTCTGGGCCTATTAAAACCATTAAGATTAGAGATTTCGATTGTATTTTTGATTCTACTGGTACTCATGTAACTATAAAGTGTATAGATTCAGTTGGGGATTTAAGATTCCAACCGCCTTACACTTACTCTGATTTGCCTCAATATAAATTCTCTAAGTTTATAGAAGAGGGATGTAACAATAATACGGGTATAATCATAGAGTTATTTCAGTAATGGCTAAACAAATTATAAGTAATAAAGTATACGAGTCACTACAGGTGCCTACTTATGATAATCAAAAATCATCCGGAAAGATACTCTATGCTAACTCTTTTAGTGGAGTAGCTCAAGTAGCTATGCCCGATGATATAAAGGAACTTTTGGATGATGATTTCGGATTAGCTGGTAACAATGTGTTAATCCAATTGGAGCAAAAGTTTTCATCATATCCCAATGGGCCTTGGTATGTAGATTCAAGGGATGGGGTTATATACATACACAATCGTAAATTTAACGAAGAACCATATCATCATTATGCCTATCAACAAGAGAATGGCGAGGTATTAAGTATATCCTTTACTACTCGGGAAGTTACCAAAAGGGTAAAGTTTCAATTAACCCAAACTATAGACCCAGAGGGTAAAGACTTAGTAGTAGGTACTTCTGAAATAAAGGAGCCTGACCCAAAACAAGAGAATCCTTATATTCAATCAGTAGATAATACTCAGGTATCTAACTATGCCAGTAATGAATTTGAGGATTATAGAAGTGCTCCTACTGATGCTCCATATTTTGAATACAAAGGCAAGAATACAGATCACTGGGCAGCTAAGGAAAAGCAAATGAAGTTCAATAGTTCTCTAAGGGAATTCGAATCTGAGGGTCCTGCAGCAGCTTACAAATCTGGTAAAGAAGCTGCAATAAATAATCTTAGTAATGAAGATTTGAATAAAGCTATTGATACTGCTGTTAAGCAATTACCCAGCAATAAACAAGATGCCATTACTCAGGCTTTGGATAGGGCTAAAAAATCTGGTAAAGATCCAGAATCTGATATTAAAGAGGCCTTGAATGGAAGTAAATACCTCTTTGTAGGTGATCAGAAAATGGAATACATGGCTGAAGAAGTGGTAGATCCCAGAGAGTTTGACCCTACCGGAAATGTTTCAGATGAAGTAGCTTTTGGAACTGATGGCAGTAAAAACCCAAGTGTTCAAAGAGGTATGGCTGCTTTAGAAAAGGATCCGATGATAAAGGTGGTTCCCAATTCTCTTAGTATAGAAACTACTACAAATGCTGCAGGTGAAATCGAACAAGGTTCAAAATTTGAAAGAAAAATTGTTCAAGCAAAAGTAAAAATCAGAAGGCTTAAGAAAGTGGCTTATAATGTACCCATTCATAAGCTTTATCACAACCTATTCAATAGGTTTGGGGGAGCTAAGAATTGGGCTAAAGCAATGCAATCTGCTGCTAATAATGGTTTGAAATATACCGAGAGGAAACAAGAATGTCAGATGGTAGTAGTTGGTAGACCTTCTCTAGAATCCTCTCAGATATTGATAATTGATAACATCGGTAGAAAATGGTCAGGAGCTTGGTATATCAAAAAATGTACTCACATGATGGATGCGGGTAATGGATATACTTGTCAACTAGAACTTGTTAGGAATGGGGCTAAGAGTGGTAGTTCTACTACTAAGGCAACTCTTAATACTAAGGATATGATGGCTAATGGCCAAAAGAAGAATGCCACTACTTCTCTCGGTAAAGATCTAGATAACAACAACGGTGAAACTGGAGTTCAGGTTAATTTTACCGAACAAGAAGTAACCTACTACTCTACTCAGCTTGCAGATAAAAGTAAAGGAAATAAATTTGCAGGAGCTAAAACTGTCGGTGATCAGGTATCTAATGTTAGAGCTTGGAATGAAGCTTATGCAGACGATCCAGTAAAGAGTACCATGGGTACAGTAGTAACTACTGAAACTGTTACTAGTAATGGAGTAGTTCTAGACCAGAAAGTTCAAGTTAGAGAAGCTCCTAAAAAATATGTGGATAAGTATAAAGATCGATATAACTATCTAGATGCTGCTCGAAAACTTCTTCAAAAGAACCAAGAAAATAAGAAATAGCTATGGGATTTGAAACTGCAAAGGTAATAACCGAACAAGGTTTAGAGGGTCTTCAAAGATACTATGGTACTTATAGAGCTATCGTAGTTAATAATATTGATGAAGAAAAACATATGAATCGGCTTAAAGTAATGGTCCCAGAAGTAATGAGTGGAATTATGACTTGGGCTTTACCAAAAGGTCAGCATGGGTCTACTCAGACTGGGTTTAAATACTTAGCCCCAAAAATAGGTGATATAGTATTTGTTACTTTCGAATTTGGGGATCCTACTAAACCTCTATGGGAATATCATGGTTGGGGAATAGAACAAATACCCTCTCCCTTAGATGGACCCAACAAATGTGGTATAGTTACTCCAGAGGGTAATGTTATAGTAATAGATGATGATTCTGGAACTCTGAATTTGTACTTTAATGGTGATGTGATAGTATCTAATAAGGGTAACTCTATAATTCATTCTGAAAGGGATGTTAATATAGTAGCTGAAGATTCTATCATCATGAATCAGGGTACTAATGAGGGGATGGTAATTATTGCTAAGTTAACAGAGAAACTAAACCAAACTGTTAAAGAACTTGAGAACTTGAGAAACTTGTTCAATACTCATGTTCATACTGGAGTTACTTCTGGTCCGGCTAGTACTGGGCCTACACCTACTCAAGCTTCTCAACCTTTTACCCAATATAAACAAGAAGATTATGAAAACCCTAAATTCATACACTAATGGAGAATAATTATTACACCGGTATAGTTGGTAAGGGTATTCTATTCCCTTTTACCATAACTAAAAATGAATCAGGTCTTACTGGGATTTATCCAGTTAATGGGGATTTCGATTTGGTTAGAAATAACATTTCCTCTATCCTATATTATTTAATAGGGCAAAGATTCAGACAAGAAAACTTCGGTAATCGACTATGGGAATGTATCGAAGAGCCAAATTCACAAGCCCTTTCCTTCATAATTAAAGAGTTCATTAAGGATGCTATCGGTACTTGGGAACAGAGGATTACCTTTGAAAAAATAACCGTAACAAGAGTTGGTTCAAAAGTAAATATTGATGTTGCTTATGTGATTAATGGTTCTAACACTAGCCAGTACCTGGGCATTGCCTACGATCGATTAAATAATTCACTTAATAATTATTGATATGGGAATCACTAACAAATGGCTAAATCCTTATCAAAGGTCCTATCAACAAATTAAGGCTAAGTTGATAGAGGGGCTAACAAACATCCGGGATAAGAATGGAGATATCCTCATTACTGATTACTCAGAGGGGAATATCCTCATTATTACCCTTTCGTTGTTTGCAGCCATCGCAGAAGTACTACATTATTATATCGATAATGTAGCAAGGGAAACTTTTTTACCTACTGCTAGAAAGTATGATTCGGTGGTAAAGCAGGGTAAGTTAGTAGATTATAATACTAAGTCTGCCATTGCAGCTTCAGTAGATGTAACTCTAACTAGATCAATCACCAGTGAAAACATTGGAGCTAATATCCTTATACCTGCAGGTACCGTATTTACAGATAACTCTGGAAATGTTTGGATGTCTTCTCGAGATGTAACTTGGTGGCCTAATACTACTACTTGTAAAGTTCCCCTTGTTCAACATGAAATATACAGTAATTCTCGATTGAATGGCATCATTATACCTACAGACGATCGAGTAATAATTACTCTGGGTACTTTACCCAATGGTAAATACTATGAACATGGTACCATGAGTTTAAAAATAGGTGGAGAAACTTGGGTATTAGTAGATACCTTTGCTTATTCAAAACCCAAAGATAAGCATTTTATGGTATCTGTAGATTCTGCCCTTAACCCCTATTTACATTTTGGGGATGGTTTATATGGAGCTAAGCCCAATGCCGGAGATAGAATTACAGAGGTAATCTTCTATCTTACTAAGGGGTATAATGGTAACATAGGCTCAGGTTCTATTACTACAGTACCTGCTGTTATCTCTGGGGTAATCTCCGATGCTACTGTAAGTAATACTTATGCTGCAGCAGGTGGTTCAAACTATGAAAACTTCCAGATGATCAAAGAGCACATACCTCTTAGTGTTAAGACTCTGGGAGTAGCCATCACCGCTCAAGATTTTGCTGATTTAGCAATGACTGTAGAGGGAGTTAACAAAGCTGCTGTAGATTATGAATGTAGTAGAAAACTTACAGTATACATAAACCCCGATAATGGTAGTTCTGCAGGAGATGCCAGAATCGATAAAGTATACAATTTATTATCTCAACGATCCCCTTTATCTACTTGGCTTCAAGTTAAGACTGCAGGTACCGTTCAGATTATCTTGGATATTGAAGTGACTGGCAGGAAGTCTTATAAGACTGCAGAGATCCAACAGCAGATACTTACTGCCTTGTATAATGCTTATTCTCCAGAGAAATCTACTATCGGAGGAAGCGTTAGAATTTCGGATATCTATGCTCTCATAGATAATTGCTCAATGGTAGATTACCTTCACATTAAGAAGTTCTATACTAAACCTTGGCCTAATACCATTTATGGTAACAGAGAGTTACTTATTAATAACTTTAAGTTGGATAAAGCAACTGATTCTAATACCTATTTTATTACTTTCTCTAATAACAACGAGTTTAGGATTCGGGCTGCAAAAGGAAGCTTCGATAGTACTGGTAGAGTAGGAAATTCTTCTACTTACCAAGATGCTGATAATGATGTAACTTTCTCATTTGGTGTGGCAGATAATGGTTATCAAAGTGGATTTAGATACTCTATAACTATTTCAGAACCCAATATGGATTATGAGGATCCCGGATTTAATATCCCGATATTCAGTAGTAACTCACAGCTTACATTAACCGTAAAAGAAACTATCTAACATGATTGATTTCAAGAATCTCATAGACATGCTACCTTATTACTTTAAGGATTCTGATACGTATAAGGTAGATGGGAAAGGTATTTTACAGAGATTTCTAGATATCTGTGGAGATTACTTTGGTAATGAAGTATATTCTGATACTACTAAGTTACTAGAAATCCAAGGTCTTGATAAGACTCCCGATATGTATCTGAAATACTTTTGGGAATTATTGGGGCAAATGCCTTTTGCCATAGGTAACCATATAGATGAAGAAGCCTGGAGAACAAACTTTAATGGGCTTCTTGGTGATGCCGAATTAGAGATGCTATCTAGAACTTGGATTATACCGAAGTCTGGACCTTTCTCGTTAACTTCAGAACAAGTAAGAAGATTATTAGGGTATTCTATATCCCTTTTAAAAATCCGGGGTAGTCAAAGCTTTTTCGAGATAATCTTCCGAATGTACGGTATCCGATGCGAAATGTATGACCCCACTAAAGAAGAGGATTATAATGGTTGGATTAATCCAGAAGAATCTAAACCAAGATTTGATCAAGCAGTGTATTTCGATAAGGGTACTTTTGATAATTCTTTTCAGTGTACCCAATGTATACCAGTAAAGTTTAAAGTTACTGGTCATCCATATACTGATAAATACCAAAGTGGATTTTTCTCTTTTAGAAAGGGAGTAGAGAATATCATCAATAGGTTTAAACCTTTCAATGTATCTGCTACCATCATAGATTATGGGTTTAGATTTATCGATGAGTATACTATATTTGCTGAATTTGTAGATCCCAAGGTTAATTCTATTATACTGGGATCCCATAATAAAGTACCCATTCGAGTTACAGTAACCTCAGATTGGCCTGAAGCTGATTTAAGGTATCAGGTAATGTATAAAAAAGAAGAATCAGATCCTGATAATCTATGGGGATACAAAAGGCATGATAACGAAAGTATTTATATTGCTACAGTTCCAGGTATCTATTATTTTAGAAGTGTGGCTAATCCTGAGATAATTATTTCTATCGTAGTAGGTTCTGGTAGTAATTTACCTACTTATAGAATTTCTGCTGATCCCAAAACTCTTAGGATTACTCCAGAGAGCTTAAACCCATCTACTGTAATAAAGGCTTCTGTAGTTCAAGGAGGTACAGAAACTGAATTAGTAGTGAGAAAGAAAGGTACAGAAGAAACCAAGCCCTCTGGACAATCTTGGTCATTCTCAGAACCCGGATCTTACATTTTCGAGATAGTAGACCATTCAAACCATACGGTTACAGTTATTGTTTCAAAACAAGAGAATCTATATACTGTAGTATGTAATCCAGAAGCTGCTAGAGTAGATATCCAAGATCTAGCTAAAGCCCAGACTAAGCTAACTATCTCAGATTTATACGGTACTCCAGATCTCCAATGTTATGAGCAGGGTAATCCTGGTAGGGTGTATAATAATGGAGATATTTTTACAGCCGATTCCTTTAGGTTATTTACTTTCATCTGTACTCTGGATACAACTCAAAGCGGTAATCTCGGTAAATTCTTGGTAACTCAAATATCCACTTACTATCAGTATACTTTGCAAGGCCCAGGTACTTTGGAACTGAATGCCAAGGAAGAAGCTTATGCTGATTTAACTCTTCTAGTTTCTCCAAAAGAAGATGACAGTAAGTACATAAATAATCAATTAGATATATACTGGAATGGTATGCTAATTGATACTATTACAATGGAAAAAGCCGAAGATGATCAGTATACTAAATTCACTTATACTTTCACTTGTATAAATACTGGAGAATATAAGGCAGTATGTAAAGGAGATCCAGAAGTATTTGTAATTTGGGAAGTTAACCCCTATGTAAGGCCTCTTAAGTATAACCTATACATTGAACCAGAGAATGTAAAGGAAACTAACCCAGATGGTACCTCTCCTTGGACACCTGATTATTTCAACAATGATTTGGGATTGGATCCCGTTGATAAATCCGAAGCTAGTTATCAGTTAATCGATAATAAATCAGTAGCAAGGTTTGAACTAAGGGCAAACTTCGATATGGGAGAGAATAATACAGTAACCTGTGATCAAACAGGAGAAACCTATAAAGTAAACACTGGAGAGATTATCGAATTAAAAGAAGCTGGTAAGTATATTTTCTTCTCAGAATACTTCTTAATATCAGCTAAGTTGACTGTAAAAGATTTCCCATTGACTGTAGAGATTAAAGCTTCTAAAGAAATGGATACTCTTACTCCGGAGGTAGATTCTGTAAGTACCCTAATAACCTGTACTTCTAACCATGATAACTTTGATACCAGTATACAGTTAGAGGGGTCAGAGGAATTACATCCTTCTCCGTATACTTTTGAAACTTCAAAAGCCGGAGAGTATACCTTTATGGCAGCTAATAAGAAGGATGTAAAAGTTACTTATCAGGTAGGTATAGAATTCCAGGTAACTCCCGTAGAAATTATCTGGGAAGCTTCAGATTTGGAAAATAAACAAGTTAATATTAATACAGGAGAAAGTCAACAATGGAATATAATACAGTAATAACCTCTCACGCTATGGATTCACTTGCAAAAACTCTATTTACTACAATTTTCGTAGAATGTACCCAGATAGTTTTTGATTTAAGATGGATGATCTTATTAGGGTTCATGTTAATAGTTTCGGATTTATGGTTTGGGATAAGAGCTTCTAAGTATTTGAATGTAAATGTAAGGAAGTCCAGAGCTGGTAGAAGAACTCTCAATAAGATAATAGATTATATTTGTTATATCTCTTTGGGAGCAGTACTGGGAAAAGCCATAGGAGAACCCTATGGCTTGGATCCTATAATTGTAGCCATATCGGTAATGATACTTTGTTATTGCTTTGAGTTGGATTCTATTTATGGTCATATTTGTACCTTACATGGAATTGATAAGAAGTATAGTATTTGGAAATTACTATGGTTACTTATAACCTTTAAATTCAAAGACTTCGGGGAAGCCTTTTCCGATATCAGAAATCAAGTTAAAATTCACAAAGAAAACAAAAGTATATGAAAACCTATTTTCAATTCGAAAGCCTTATTAAATCTAAGGATGTAGCAGAAGGTATAGCTTGCCCAATTGGGGCAGGCCCTTTCTGTGGATTTGGTTCTGTTACTGTAGACGGTAATACTCTCAAGGTACAATCACAAGGTAATGATGATTCTTTCTTCAAGAATGATATACTCGATCGTATCAATGCCAGATATATCAAGAAAAATGTAAATGATGGAGAATTACCCGATACATGGTTCGGATGTATTTCAAGAGATGGGTATATATTTATTTCAGACGAAAAAGAAATAGGTAATATACCCATTGAAGGAAATAAGGGTGTAACTGATGATGTATTTCTTTTTGCAGTACATGATGAAGTTACTGAGCCAATTGAAAACCCAGTTAACTTTGTAGCATATTGGTCAGAAGGTAATGAATCTTTGTATACCTTATACAAGAAGTCACTTAATCCCTATTACCCCATAGCTGATAATGCTCATGAATGGGATATTAATGGGAGAGACCCCTATATAAATTCTCAAATGAATTTTACTTACTTGCTTAAGCAAGTAGAGGCAAACTGTACTAGATATAAGAACTCTAAAGATTCTATGGTACTTATTGGAATCTATGGCTCAGGTACCGATACTAACACTAACACTGTAGAGGATTATTCTATAGTTCCCTATGGTGGAGTATTCCCACAGCCTTTACCCTTTACTTCTGCTTATAGGGGATTGGTTAACAAATCAGTAAAGAGATTAGAGAATTTATTGTCTGGTATCCCCAATGATTATGAAAACATTAAACAGTACATTGATTACTTATTCGAATCCTATAAGGGAAGCATAGATCAATCTGCTAAGATTATACCTCAAGGAGCCATTATGCTTTGGTCAGGTACTACTCCTCCTGATGGTTGGGCTTTATGTGATGGTATAGACGGTAGACCTAACCTTATCGGAAGATTCGTTAAAGGATGGGGACCTGGTAATGGTATTATTGGAGAAACTGGAGGTAATGCAGAGGGAAAGGTTACTCTTAATGCTAACCAATTGCCTAAACATACTCATGATTATCGAGATTACTTCTTTCTTGACCATGCTCCTAATGGTGGGGGTCCGGGTAATGTTAAATATGAAAATATAGGTCAAGCTGTAAATCCCAAAAATAGATCTACGGATAATCCAGTTTGGGCAAGATATCTCGAATCTACTTCAGAAGTCAATAATTCGGCTCAGAATTCTATAAACATAGAACCAGGATATTACATACTAGCTTATATCATAAAACTATAATAAAATTGAAAAATTTTTTGATGTTGCGCATTTTATTTTTAGCTTAAAACTCATGTGTTAGGGAGAAGGAGATGTTGGGAAATATCTCCTTCTTTTTTGTGTTAATACTTAAGTTCTTCTTTAGCTCGGTCTTCCCAATATTGAATATCTGATCTTAATTCCGATATGTATTTAACCGAAGAGTTAGTTTTAGGCATATCAAAGAATTCTACTAATAACAAATTAGTAATCCTTCCACTATCTTTAATCCTTTCTTTAATATAGGGGGGTGGAGTAAGTAATACTTCAAATATCATATAGGCATCCATTGATAAATGCTCTCTCATATAATCATACATCATATCTAGCATTTCTGATTTAGCTTTCTCTTCTTCACTGTCATCCTCTAACTCTTTATCATTATCGAATAAATCATCTAATTTAAATAGGGATTGATTATACTCGGCTTGTTCTCCGTATGCCGAACGAAGTAATTTATTCTTAAATGTACTGAGTGAAGCAAGGATTCTTGCTTTTAAATGCTCTTCCGAACAAGTACCATAGTATTTATTGAATACATATAACATCTTATCCCAGAAATAAGAAGATATAATATCTGGAGTAAGATTATATCTTTTGTAATCAATTTGCTTAGTAAGGTTTCTAATTACTGGCTTACATACTTTATATAACCTTAGAAACATTTGTTGATCATAATTTTCTTGCATGGTTTTCAACCTATGCAATTCTGACCCATTGTTACCTCTACTTCTCATGTGATTTTAAGTTTTCGTTTATGCAAATATAAGAATAATATTTTATATAAAATAATAATACTTATATTTTCTGACGTCATGGTAGAGGATAGTATAGTTCTTGATAACTGATACATTCAGTACAAACATGGGACTACGAATATCTATTAGCTTATAAATATTGCAATATAATTATGAGAAACAAAACTAAAACCAAATTTTCATTTAGCCCAGAGTTTCAATTAGAGATTCTGAGATATATCATTAAGGATAAGGAAGGAGGACTGATTCTTAAAAGGATTAAACCTAATTATCTGGTATTAATAGAGCATTCGATTATCTGTGAGGGCATCATTAAGTATTATAAAAAGCAAAACAAAATACCTTCTGAGAATGTTCTAAAAGAAGTTATTAAAGAATTGCTAGAGGGTAAACAATATGCCGATTTAGTGACTAAGGATGATATACCAAACATTGATAAGGTGATCAGTAATCTCTATCATTTACCTTTATCCGATGCAGATTATATAAAAGAGAAGATCTATCAATTCTCAACTTATGTAGAAATGAAGAATCTAAATGATTCCTTTGATTTGGATAACTTCGAACAGTACGAAGAATATTCACGTAAGATTGAGAAAATCCTTCAAAAGAGTAAACCTAAAAAGGAGGATGAACCTGCATACATGATTCGGGATATAGTAGAGAGACAATTTAAAAGACAATCAGAACCCTCCGTAATACCTTGCCCATTTAGGCAAATGAATGCATTAACTAATGCTGGAGGGTATCCTGAACACTCGGTTAATGTGATCTTAGATAAACCTAAAGCAAAGAAAACCTTCTTTATGGTAAACCTTGCAAGAGGTTACCTAAGAATGGGGAAATCGGTTTATTACGTAGATACAGAAAACGGTAAAGATCAGATTCTCGATAGATTCATTCAATCTTCTATCAATAAAACGAAGAAAGAGTTATATTCTGGAGAGTATGATAAGCTTGAATCTAAACACCTTAGGAAACTTGCAAGATTTGGCGTTGAATTAGTAGTTGAAAGAGTACCTGCAATGATTACCGATTGTAATTATATAAGGGGTAAGATAGTTAAATTTAGGAATCAAGGGATAGATATTAAGGTTTTATTTGTTGATTATGCGGGTAAACTAGCTTCTATTGCCAGAGATAAAGAAGATTTTGATCGTATATCCAATGTGTATATCGATTTACAAAATCTTGCAGAAGAACTCAATTTGGATATTGTATGGACTGCTCACCACATTACAAGAGATGGTAAGAAACATAGAGCTACTAGATATGATGAAAATGATATATCTGGTTCTATTGCAATCATTCGTAATGCTCAAACTATTTTTGGTCTTAATTCTACTGCTCAGGAAGAACAGGATGATATATTAAGAGCTGAATTAGTTGTACAGAGGGATGGTTTACCTTCAGGTAGAGCTTTGTTTAAATGCGATGTTGAACGCCAAAGATGTAAGGAATTCACTCGAGACGAAAGAGAGAATTATGATAAAATCTATGGAGCTAAGTTAGATGAACAATTTAAGAAGAGTACTAACCCAGATGCCGATCCTAAAAAGAGGGCTAATAATAGTGGAGATATTTAGACATGAAAACAAAGAAGACAAAAGTAGTAAAAGATAGATGGAGTGGATTATTTGCTTTAGAGATATCCCATAACGGTTGGCAAACTATCGTGGTCAATGACTTAGATATAGAAGACTTAAAGAAACTAAGGAAAGTAATCGATGAATTCATAAGAAACCATGAAAATAACCAATCAGTTTAAATCTAGATTAAGGACATATTTCATTAAACGATTAGGGGGAAGAGATTATAGGCATGGATGGATGCGTATACCAATTTGCCCCTACTGTGGGAGGGAAGAGAAGTTGGGAGTTAATCTTTCTATGTACCGAACAAATTGTTTCAGGTGTAATGCCCATCCTTCCCCTGCTCAGTTAATAATGGACATAGAGGGATTCACAGAATATCATGAACTAATTAATTTTTTGAACAATGGACAATTTGATGAACTTCAATTTAAAGAAGAGAAAATCGAACTTGCCGAAAGCAAGCCGATATATCTCCCCGAAGGCTTTAGAAATATTTCGCTTGGAAATAGCCAACTTGCAAAAAGTATTCGAGGGTATGTCAAGAAACGTGGCTTTAACATCGAAGATTTTTCAAGGTATGGCATCGGTTATGGTACAAAGGACTCAACCTATGGGTATCTCATTATCCCCTTTTATTATCGAGGACAACTTAGATACTACAATGCCCGAAATGTTATCGGCAAAGGGCCCAGATATAATAACCCAGACAAGGACATCACAGGATTGGGAAAACAATTTCTCATCTTTAATCATGATGCGTTGGAGATGTATCGGTCGGTATTCATTTGTGAAGGAGCACTTAATGCTCTCACTATGGGAGATAGAGCAATTGCCACAATGGGTAAAGCTATATCTAAGTATCAGATAAATGAATTACTTAAAGCCCCATGTGAAAGATATGTTATATTATTAGATCCAGATGCAAAAAAGTATGCCATTAACCTGGCTTTCAAATTAGTAAATTATAAAAAAGTAAAGGTTATATTTTTGCCAGAGGGAAATGATTGCAATGACTTGGGGAAAACTTCTGTTATGAGATTAGTATATAATACTCGGTACCAAAGTTATCAAGAATTAGTTGCTATCCGAAACTCATTGAAATAAGGATTTCCTATTATAATATATAACTTAAAATTAATAATGATATGAATATAAGAAATCGAATTAAGGTATCCATATCAAATATACCTAAAGCTGTCAAACCCATTCCGGGTATTCAAGATTCTTTAATTACTCGTTCTGGTAGAGTATTTTTGAAAGAACGGGGTGTTTGGTATGAAATAATACCTAAGATTAATAAAGGTAGGTTAAGACTTACCCTTCGAGGAAAAAATTGGCCATTACATAGATTATTAGCTTTAGCTTGGATTATAAACCCCAAACCCAATGAGTATAATATAGTTAGACATTTAGATGATAATCCCCTAAATAATAAGTTATCTAATTTAAGATGGGGTACTCCTAAGATGAATACTTCTGATTGTATACGTAATGGGAATTTCTTTTTACCCAAGCCCCGGTATGGTAAAGAGAATAATCTATATGGTAAAAGGGGTTCTAAATCCCCTCGGTCGGTAGTTACTAAAGAAGTTCATACTTGTATCATGTATTTACATCGGTTAGGTTATAATAAACGAAGTTTAAGTCGTATCTTGTTATTACACCCAAATACTATTAATAGAGTACTCAATAAACCTCAGGATTATGAATACTAAACGTTCCCCATCTATTCATATCACAAAGCATCAATTTGAGGAAATATTAAATACCCTAGAGGTAGATAACTTCCCAGTTGAGGCTTTTTTTGTTATTGCTCGAAAAAAGGCAATAAATCATAGAGCAGTCTTAGTTTCTAACCATAAGAATACTAAGCGAGTTAATAACATTTTACTAGCATCTAAGGGGGATGCTGCCCTTGTTGCTGATATTTTATATGCAATCCGTATAAAGTTAAAGCATAGAGGAGTTCGTAAAATAAACGAAAGTAATTCTCGAGAATGGGCAAATTGTAAAAAGCTTGCAGAGATATGTAATACCTTCTGTGAAGATTTTAAATTTGATACCCGGGAAGGTTTTATCAAATACATAGAGACCGGGCTAAAGAGGATGACCGATTATCGGAATATTATGCAAAGGTTATTATCCATGCAAGAGAATATTACCAATCAGGTAGATGCCGAGATCGAATTATCCTCATTAGATAAATCCGAATTTGAAGAAGTGATAAGGATCAAGGATTATTACTTTAAAAAAGTGGCTTCAGCTACTGGCATTTATGATGGTGTAGATAATCCTGAAAAATTAATCCATTTCTTAAGGTTAAAGACTTTCTTAGATGAGAGGGGCTGGGATTATATGAAATTCATAGATGCTCAATTCGAATCACTTGCTTGGTGTAATGGTTTACCAGAACCCAATCAAATGTATAATGAGAAAGCAATAGAAAGGTACAATAAGTACTTATATAAAAATAAAGGTAAACAACCCTTAGAGGATGAGCCTCAAGTAGAGGGTAGTCTCTGGGATCGAATAAAAAATTAAGATGAGCAAAATTATTATTCAGAATGGTAATATGTGTGAACTTGATATACCTCTCAAGTATGCACAAAAACTCTATAATGAGTTTGCCATTCGACATCCAAATGCCTTCTATTTAAGAACAAGGCAAAGAGGTATGCAGAATTGGGATGGTAAGATTCACTACATCACCAAGACTGGGCAATTTAAAATAGGTTTACTTCCCAGGGTATACAATAAATGTATAGAGATGGGGATTAAACCTAAAGTTGTAGATATGCGTCAACCTTTACCTAAAGTCAGTAAAGTAGTTACGAGTATAGGCAAATATAAACTAAGACCCGAACAAGAGAAAGCGGTTAAATCTGTAATCAGCCATAAAGTAGGTAATATTCCCTTTCATATAGGAGTATTAGATTATACGGTTAACGCAGGAAAAACTCTCATCATGTCGTCTTTATATTTATCCTATAAGAAACAGTTAAAGACTTTATTAATAACTAATGATTCTGATTGGTTAAATCAAGCTAGAGAAGAATTCAAGCAATATCTCCCGGGAGAAGACATTACCTTTGTTCAAGGCAAAGTTTTAAACTGGAGTAACTTCACCATAGGTATGGTTCAATCTATTTCGAGGAACATGAGATTCTATCAAAAGGAATTATCTCAGATAGATATGGTACTTGTGGATGAGGCTGATCAGGGGGGTAGTAAACAATATCAGAATGTAATCACTCGGTTATTTAATACCAGAGTTCGTATAGGATTATCTGGTACCATTTATATGAGTAAGCTTGCTAAAGACAGAGTTAAGAATATGAACCTTGAATGTTTCTTTGGTGAAGTACTTGCCGAATTTAAACTCAAGGATTCTATTAAGAAAGGTTACTCAACTAAAACCATAGTAAAAATGGTACCAGGTAAACCTTGGTATGGTAATTGGGAATCCGATTATATATCCTATAAAGAGATCTATGATGATTCGATTACCTTTAATAAATATGCTAAGAGAATGGCTTATGCTCGATTACAATGGAATCTTAATCAAGGTAGATATCCTGCTCTCGTAGTATGCAAGCATATTGCACATTGTGAAAATCTATATAAATTCTTTAAAAAGAAACTGGGAGATGCCTATAATATTGCCTATGTCCATGTTAATACTAAATCAAAGTTAAGGAAACAAATCATGAGTGATTTTAGAGAAGGTAAAATAGATATCCTGGTATCAACTACAATCATTGCTCGAGGCAAAAACTTTCCTAAGTTAAAGTATTTACTTAATGCTGCCAGTATGGATAGCCAGGAAAAATCAATTCAGTTCCTTGGTCGTTTGGTAAGAACCGATAAATCGAAAAAGAAGGTTTACCTTGATGATCTCCATTATCCCGGGGATTATTTAGATAGGCATGGTAAACATAGGAAACAATATTATCAGAGACAAGAATTGAAAGTAATATTATTAGATAAGCTTTGGAGGAATCATCCTAACCATAGCCTTAGTCAAAATTAACTAGAAGTACTATGAGTATTTACTTTTTCTCCGAAGGAGGAAAAGAAGATTACAATTAAAAGCATAGAGGCATATACCTATAAATAATACATTATGAAGATTACAATAACACTAATAACAATTGCTTTATTCATAATCCCAATATTTATTCTCAAGTTTACGAATAAAGAACCTTACGATTATACATGTCACAATTGCGGTAAGAGATTCCGAAAGAAAGATTTAAAAGATCTCAGAGGATCTTGGCATTTGAAAGATTGGACTTGTCCTCATTGCAAATATCAAAATGTAACAGTAATAACTAGCTATAAGCCATGAACGATAAACTTATATGTATCAGGGATGAAGATGATCCCAAATTAATTGATCTCCTTTCAAATGGATGGAGAATAATTCAAATCTCTGCTGCTGGCATTTATTGCTGGGTATTATTAAGAAATCTATCAAATCTATAGCCATGATAATCACAATAATAATTTTAGTTATACTAGCTCCAATCCTATATATTTTATTATTCAGCAACAAATACGATGAGAATGATGAAGAATATTAAACAATTATTTAAGGTTTCCATTATGGATGAGAAGAACACTATTGATCAGGTATTCAATAATAAAGATCTGATTTGGATATCTGATATCAGACGTAATCGGGACAGTCCCGATTCTTGCGATTATTATTTTATAATCAAGTACTCTAAGGACCTCTCTTTCAAGTTTATTCAAGAAGGTTCTACTAAGAAAGATCCTGTACAGTTAATAAATCTCCGTCAACTATTTATAAATACAATCGGACATAGTTATCTCTCTCTTTGTAAGAGAGATACCAAAGATATAATTATTCGAACTTTATAAATTTTCAGAGAAGAATGGCAAAGAAGAAACAAAAGCTACCCGATCTTTCCAAACAAGATATTCTTACTCCCATAGATTTGAGTACTATGGGAACTAACGGAGATCCCTGCTTTGGTATTGGGTATGATCTATCAACTAAAGAATGTAAGCTATGCGGAGATTCAGAATTATGTGCATTCAAGATGTCCCAGAACTTGAACATTACAAGGAAAGAGTTAGAACAGAAGAATCAATACAAAGATTTGGATGTATTAGAAGACACGGTTGGTATCAAGAAGTACATCCGAGGCTTGATTCGGAAAGGGAAAGACAGAAAAGAGATTATTACAAAAACTGTTGAGAAATTCGAAGTACCAAGAAAACGTATTAGAGAACTTTATAAAGAATGTATTAAATGATGAAACCAATAGAGATGATATGGGCTATGTTCAAGGTATACCTTAATAACCCAAACTATTTTGTAAAGCAAGAGGATGTACTTGCTAACCTATGTATGGAAGGATCAGTAGATGTATTAAAAATGTGCAATTCATTGGGAGTACACGTTTCTAGACCCGAGAAATTAACCTTTGGACAACTTTTACGTAAATGCAATATATTATGAACAGATTTAGATTTATCAAAGTAAGGGAGGTAGTATCTCCCAACAGAGCAAACCAAAATGATGCTGGGTTAGATTTTTATGTACCAACCAACTTGACTTCAGAGGATATTCATTCTAAGAATGAAGCCGATAGGGAGGGATATGGTTTGGATATCCCTTTTAGTGAAAATTTTGTAAGGCATATAGCTTTACAATCGGGTCATAGAATACTTATTCCATCGGGGATCAAGGGATTACTAGAACCTCCCACATCGATGTTAATGGCAGCAAATAAATCCGGTATAGCTACTAAGAAAGGTTTATTATTTACTGCTGAGATAGTAGATTCTCCCTATGTGGGTGAAATACATATCGGAGTATATAATACTTCTCAAGAAACTCAGATTATTGAGGCTGGTCAAAAGCTAGTACAATTTATTCATGTACCAGTTTATATTACTGAACCCGAGGAAATTCAACAAGAGGAATTCTATTCAGAATCTCAAATGTGGGGAAGTAGAGGAGATAAAGGATTTGGTTCATCTCAAATTAAATAACAGTGGACATAAGAAATATAAATGAACAGGTGCCTCAGGTAGAAGAAACTGAGGCACGGATACTACAAGAAATGTATGACCTTGGGTTAGAACAATTCTTTGGATATAAACCCATAGAAAAGCTACCAGATTATCCATTAGATATAAATAACCCAAAGAATCAAGTTATTCTAAAGGATTTTATTGGTAGAGTTATCGAAGAATTAACCGAAGGATTTGAATCTACCGATGAAGTAGTATCCATCTATCGAGATTATGGATGGAATAATGATTGTTTAACTTCAGAAGAATATACTCAGGTATTAAACCATCTAGCAAATGCCAATGAAGAACAGGCAGATGCTTTGGGATTCTTCTTTACTTTGCTTCTGTATTCTAATATATTGCCAGAGGATATATTAAAATATAAAGATGCAAAGAGTTTATTTGAGGTAATGGCAATCGGAGTTAAAGAAATACTTATCAAGTACCCAGATCATCGAAGTGTAAGGAAATATCCTATACTAAGTTCAACAGATTGGGCAAAAGAAGATAGAGCAAAATATGATAAGATAGTTTCTTATACTCCAGGTTTCAATGAAATGAGTGAAATATCTCATGAAAACGAGAAGTTATATTTATGGGAGGTAATATATGAACTAAACAAGGCAAGGAATTTCCTTAAATGTAGACCTTGGAAACAAACCCAAGTAATGACTAAGGAAATAGATTTTCAGGAATCCTTAGTAAAATCATTCTATCTATATATGGGATTTTTAGCTATGAATGGATTTACTCCTTGCGGCTTATTTAGTTTATTCTTTAAAAAACAACGTCTCAATTTATGGAGACAAAAAACTAATTACTAGCATGTCAGGTTGGAACCGTAAACTAAAGGGTCTTCAGACCAATACTGAGGAATCCTTACATTCATTGGAATTTGCTACTTCACAAGAGGCATGGGAAAAACTCAATGAGGGTTTCCTAAGATTAGATCCTATACTTTTTGAAAAAGGGTCTACTGCTAACAGTGGGGTAGCAGTAGTGTATAATGTATTTATAAAAATACGAAAAGCCTGGGTAGACCCAGAATTTGATTATGGTAGATGTTTCAATTACAAAGAAACTAAGTGGACTAGCTTATTGAACAACTACATAGACTTTAATAAGCTTGACTTGATGCGCAGTAAACTGAGAGTACTGAAAAACAAGTATAATCAGAATTACAATGTAACCTATATGTTTAACAATCATCATGATAATGGTAAACAATGTCTGATAGCTGCTACATTCTCAAAACGGTTTGGGGAAGATATACCGGTAATAACTATGGTAATACGAGCTTCCGAGATTACGAAGAGACTAATCTTCGATTTCCTCTTAATCCAGCGTATGTCAGAATATGTATACGGACTAGATCAGTCGGTACAAATCAACCTATTCGCAACTCAAATGTACGGAAATGTGGAGACACTTCTAATGTATCATACCCATAAACCTTTGAAGAAAGTACTTAAGGGTACTGATAAAGAAAACCCTTGGATCAAAAGGTTAAAGGAAATCTTCGATAAATTTCAGAATGGTACAGAGAAAGAATTCTCTTCATTCAAGGTATTCTTTAGAAGTTTTAAAGTGCTTCGACCAGATTTATATGAGGAAACATATAAATCAATGAAAGCAAAAGAATTACTTCTTGAATATGAAGACATAGAATATCCAGAGAATGTAATTTCTTACTCTCAACGTAAAGCATATAAGAAAAAACTTTTAAAACAACAAAAGAAATGAGGATTTATTCGAACAGTTTTGAATTAATGTCTGAAATGGGCAGAGAACTCAATAGTTATGGTCAAATTGTAAAACCAAAGACCTATCAGAATAAAGTAATTGAAGGTAATGAGGATTTTATTACTAAAGAACTTATTTGCCAACAATATTGCTTAACTTCACTTGGAGATCCAGTATGGTTATTTGTATTCTCTCATTCAAAAGAATGGGCAGATGCTGAATTTCAAGAAAGGATCTCTTGGGATAAGGGTAGGTATCCTTGGAATCCAGGAGAAGCTTGGAAATTAAGGAGAGATTTATGGGAACAATTCTTGAACAAGGATGGTGAATTTGATTACACCTACTCTGAAAGGATATACCCAGTGTTGAGTAAAGTAATATCTCTGTTAAAAGGTGATAATGATACTCGAAAAGCTATCATACCAATCTTCGGTGGGGTTGGTAAATGTGATACCATGTATTATGATGGTAGTAAACGTATACCATGTTCTATGTATTATGATTTTCTTATTCGTCAGAATGGTAAGGGAGAAAAGGTATTACATATTTGCTATCACCAAAGGAGCTCAGATTTTATAGTTCATTTCGGTAACGACATATACCTTGCATGGAGACTTATGGAATATGTAGCTAAAGAGGTTGAAGTAAAACCAGGCTATCTGTATCACACCATAGATTCTCTTCATGCTTATAAGAAAGATTGGTTAGCATTAGCATCTAATCTGGAAGATTTACAAGAGAAATACTAATATACGGGGGATGTATCTACTACTGGTGGGTATGTCCCTCTTTCTATTTTAAAATGTATGGAGACACGGTATACAATAATAAAAAATAAGCGAGAGCTTAAGAAACTTATTGCTTGTTGTAAAGCTACGGGTTATGCTTGCTGTGACTACGAATCGAATGCAAAACCCCTATATAATAGGGATTTTAAGCCAACTATACTCTCAGTATCTTGGATGCCAGGGTTTGGTGCTTCCATTCCTTTAGACCATTTCGAAACAAAAGATTATACTTCATCAGGTTGGAATTGGAAAAAGATGCTAAGGAAATTTGGGGAAGAGGTAATTGAGAATTATGACATTGTAAAAGTTGCATGGAACTGGAAGTTTGATGACCAGATAAATCAAAAATATCAAATATTCTACAGAGGTACTTGTTTAGATGGTATGCTTGCAAAATATCTATTAAACGAGGAAAAACCCAATGATCTAAAGTCAATGGTAAGAAGGTATTTGCCAGAGTATGGTAATTATGAAAAACAAGATGCTTTTGATAAGATACCTTGGGATGAAAAAGGATTAGACCCACTTTGCCATTATGGATGTCAAGATACAGATTATACTCTTAGGTTAATGATATTCTTTGAGAAGAAGTTAATTGATTTGGGTTTATACAGTACTTTTAGAAATCTAATAATGTCTGCATCAAGGGTACTCACTTCAGTAGAGAAGAATGGTTTATATCTAGATAAAGAGTTCAATAATCAACTACTGGAAACCTATAAACCAAAAATAGATGCTGCTAGACAAGCCATATATGATTTGCCAAGAGTAAAGAAATTCGAAAAGAAGTATAACCAAGAAAAGATTGATAAGTATATTCAATCTATCGAATCAGAACTTGAAGAGTTAGATTATAATGACCCAAAAGATAAACGGAAGATTGCATCAAGGGAACAGAAAATCTCAAATATCAAGGCAGGTATATTCACAACTAAAAAGGAAAAAGAACTAATAAGACCCATTAATTTGGGTAGTCCAGTTGATTTACCTGCATTGATGTATTCAGAAAGGGGTTTCCATTTTGATGTGATTAAGAATAATGAATCTGGTAAACCAAGCACCGATGAAGAGACTTTAACTAATTTAAGGTTAACAGTTAAAAACCCAGATTCACCAAAGGCCATCTTCCTTGATAGACTTCTTGAATTACGAGGGTTAGAGAAGATGTATAAAACTTACATTGAGGGGTGGAATGAAAAAGTACAAGATGATGATAGGTTACACGGGAGATTTCTTATTCATGGGACTACCTCAGGGAGATTATCTTCAGCAGAACCTAATGCTCAACAAATCCCAAAGACATCGGTAGACCCAAATATTAAATTACAATTAAAAGCTCCTAAAGGAACTCTTTATATTGCTTGTGATTTCTCACAAGCAGAATTAAGAATCATGGCTCATCTTTCTGGAGATGAAACTTATCTTAATGCTTTTAACTCTGGTCAGGACCCTCACTTGGCAATTGCTGCAACAAAATATCATATACCTTATGAAGAAGCTTTAAAAATATATGAGGATGAAAATCATCCAGACCATAAGATATGGAAGGTAAGGAGAAAGCAAGCTAAACAAATTGCTTTTGGACTTATCTACGGTATTGGTGCTAAATTACTAGCAGTAAAACTATCTGACCCAAAATCTGGTATCATAGTTACACCCGAAGAAGCCCAAAAGGAGATGGATATATTCTTTGGTCAACATCCTAAGCTAAAGACCTTCTTAAAGAAACAAGAGAAATTTCTAAGAAAGAATGGATACTTAGTTTCTTTATTTGGTAGAAAACGGAGATTACCCCAAATATATTCTTCTGATAAGGGTGAAGAAGCTTATGCTTTACGACTAGCCTTGAATTTTCCTTGCTTATTACCATCATCCCAGGCCCTTAGTAAAACTAAGGGATGGGTAAATTATGAAGATTTAAAAGTTGGTGATGAGATATTAGCTTTTAATCGGGACATAGGAGAATCGGAATGGCAAAAGGTTGAAAGGGTAAATGTATTTGATTATGATGGAGATATGATTAGGTTAAAGACAAAACATCTAGACGTACTATCAACTCCAGACCATAGATGGGTAGTTACTAAACCAAATAAAATATCTAAGTTAGATAACACTAAAGTATTAACTTCTGAAGAATTATATAATTCAGATAAGCCTTATGCTATCCCAATAAGAGCTCCTCATAATAATCAAGTGAAAGCTAGATATTCGGATGCTTATGTAGCTTTTTTAGGTTGGTATCTTACTGATGGTCATTTGAAGAATGGTAATATAGTAAGAATATGTCAGAGTAATACTGCAAATCCTCACAAGGTAGATATTATTGATTCTATCATGGAAGAATTAGATGTAGAATTCTCCCGTAGAGAAAAGAATCAAGTAATATGGGAAATAAGAGACCCAGGATTTGTTTATAAACTTAATAGGTTAGTTCCTGAACGTAAGTTAAATATGAGGTTATTAACTCGATTAACTAACCCTCAATTAAGTATCTTATTAGAGAATATGAGGTTAGGAGATGGTTGGTCGGTATGGGCAACCGGAGATAAAACTCAAGGAGAATTACTCCAGGCTTTGGTAGTACTTTGTAACAACGCTTCAAGTATGTATGAATTATCTCATGAAGGTGACCTATCTTATTTTAAAGATAAGAAACCCAGTAAATACGGCCAAGAGTTTGTACGGGCTACTAAAACTAGTTATGGAGTAAAATTTTCTAATTTTAGGAAATCAGTAAACACCAAGAATACTTACAATTCAGAAAATAATCTGACGAAAGAGAAATACGTAGGTAAAGTATGGTGTCCTACTGTAAAATCGGGGGCTTTCTTTACAAGAGTAATCGGTGAAGATAAACGATATAGAACTTTAATTACTGGCAATTGCCAGTCTGCAGCTTCAGATATGTGTCTGTTTGGTAGTATTTTAATTTATTATCTTATGAGACAAGGGAAATTACCTCCAACTAAATCTGTATGCTTAGTTCATGATGCTAATTATCAGATTACTAAGCCAGAGAATATAAATATCTGGAGTATTTATGAAATGTGGCAAATTTATAGAAATCCCTTAACTAAGCCATACTTTGGTTTTCAAATAGATGATGTCACTCTATCAATGGATTTTACAATAGGTAGGTCAATGGCAGAAGAATTACCTTTTATTCCAGGTTATGATTATAGGAAAATGCTAGAACCAGATTTCTCAGTAGAGGAATATATGGAAGAGCATAAGAAGTATAAGCATATACCAATTTCAGAGTATAAGAAACGTTTTAATAAACAAATGAAGCAATATGAAAAAGATTTTGAACGGCCCCACAATATGGAGGGCTAAATGCCCAGTATGTGATTGTGAATTTGAGTATGACACTAGTGAAACTTTTAGAGTTTACGATAAATCAGGTAGGGATATTTATAAGGTAGTACAATGCCCAAATTGTAAAACTAATTTAAAGCATTCGGATTCAATATCTACCATTACAGAAGCGAAAAGAGAAGATACTATGTCTACATAAATAAATTAAATTTATGAGATTATGGCAACAGAAGAAGAATTTAAAAAAGCAAGCCAATTAACTGCACTTACTTATATGGTAGCAGGATGCTTAAATTATTCCATAGAGAACTTGAATAAATATCTAGATGCCAAGAATTTACATATAAGTGGACCAGAGAAGATGTTATTCAATCGTATAAAATCCCAAATATCCCAACTTCAATCAAATCTTTATACCTTAGAGGGTATGGCTTTTAAGGTAATGGCAAAAGACGAAGAGGGTAAATTAGCTTATGAGGACGCTACTCATATTTATTGGACAGCTTTCCTATTGTTATTAGATAGAGGAGGAACCGATTCTTTATGCGATTTGAGATTAATGGCTTTAGTAGATAAGTTAAGTGTATACAAGTCTCTTCTTAAGTTACCCGATATGAAATTAGCTTATCAAACTGCTTTTGCTCAAGTTACTAAAGCGATCAGTAAAGGAGAATTTAGTAAAGAAGACTTTAAAAACCTATTGGAAGTTTATGAAGACAGAACTGAAAAAACTGAAGGTTAAGTTTGAAGGTAAAACCATCGAAATAGATATTCAAAAGGAATTATCTATTAATGAAAATATAATCAATTCTCAGCTACGAGAGTCTCCTTCTAGTTATTATGTACTTTGTTCTCTTAGAGATAAATATATAAAAGAAAGGGATGCACTAGCAAGGGAAAAAGACGAAGCATATTCTGCTGCTTGGGTTTATATAAAGGATTCGAATGAGAGATTTAACAATGATTATGTATCTCATAAGGCAAATATAAATCCGAAATATAAATCACTATATCAAAGGTATTTGAAAGCTGTAGAGAAATCAAATAAGTTCATAGCTATATGTAGAGCTTATGAGTCACGAGAAAATATACTTCGTACTATTAATGCCAATCTTAGAAAAGGGTAGAGATAACTATATTCAATTACATAACTAATTAATTAACATACAATTATGATTTACTCACTAAACTTCATTTCAACTATGGTAGCAGAGCTTTTTAATAAAACTCTACCTGGTTTACCAACAGAAAATCGGGTTTTGATATTATCTCCGAAAGATATTAACACAACAAAGTCCGGTATCATTATACCCGGAACTGTTTCTGAGGGAGTTCCCAGAAAGGGAGTAGTAGTTAAAAGAGGTACTATAACTGAAGAATATAAAACTTATACCGATCTTACGGAGGTTGGTAGAGTAGTTACTTACGGTATGTATGCTGGTAAAGAATTGGAATTTGAGATCAGACCGGATTGGCCAGAATCTGTAAAGAATATTCTAGAAAAGAATATCGTTACAGTGTTAAGTTTGAATGAGATCATCTATTCAGAGGCTAACAACAATTAAATTTTAAATATTATGGTAAAAGACAAAAAGAAAAAGCTTTCTTCAGAGGGTAGTTCTACTCGAGATAAGATGCTTGCAAGAAAGAAGAAATTAGAATCCAGAGGAAACGGAGGGGGATTAGTATATCCCAAAGAGGGAACACTTAGAATGAGAATTAAATCTCCAGGTGATGACCAAGAATTGGGTATAGAAATCGTTCAATTCTATTTGGGAGGAGATCTTGGAGGAGTAATATCTCCAGCTACTTTTGATGAACCATGCCCTTTCATGGAAAAATACCAGGAATTGAAAAGTTCTAAGGATGACGATGATAAGAACCTTGCTAAATTGATAGTACCTCGTAGAAGATATGTTATTGGCGGAATCGTTTATGACGATGAGAAAGGTACTAAAGTTGGATATGAGGGTAAAGATAAGGGAGTATTAGTACCATCCTCTGTATATCAGGATATTATTGACCTTTACCTTGATGAAGATGAGGCCGGTGATATGACCGATTATAAAACCGGATATGATATTAAGATCAAGAGATCCGGTTCTGGTAAATTTGATACTACTTATTCTGCTACTCAGTGCAAACCTACTAAATTGGACAAGAAGTATCAGGGTCAATTGGATTTGGAATCTCTAGTTCGTTCTCAAATTAAGCCCTATGAAGAACTAGAAGAGATTTTGGCAAAATTCTTAAAAGAAGATCATGGTGATGATGAGGACGAAGAACCAAAGAAAAAGAAGAAAAAGGGAATCTATAAGGATCACTATATGGAAGACGAAGAACCAAAGAAAAAGAAAAGAAAATATCGTTCAGATATCTAATTGGTGTTAGTAATTCATGTTTGTTGTTGGGTAGAGAGGGTAATTAGATTCGTTCGGTTATCCTCTCTTTTTATTTAAATACTTTACATTATGGCTAAGAAATCTAAGGTAGGCTTAAAGGTACCTACAAAAAATGAGATATTAAAAAAATATGGTGGGATGATGAGATTAGCTTCAGAAACTGTAGAATCTAATCTTTGGTTGCCTTCTACTTTCTTCTCTCTGAATTATACTTTTGGTGGAGGTATCCCATTTGGTAAAATCCTGGAGGTAGCCGGAGAAGAATCCTCTGGAAAATCCCTAATAGCTTATAATTTTGCCTATGCTTGTCAACAACTGGGCGGTCATGTAATATGGGTAGATGCTGAACAATCTTGGATGAACTCTTGGGCAGAAACTAATGGAGTAGATCCAGAAAAAGTTACAGTATTGAATGATACTCGTATAGAATATATATCTGATGCTGTAGCAGACTTAGCAATTTATTTGCGTTCACAATTAACTCATAATGAGCCGATTCTCTTAGTGATAGATTCTATTGCTGCTATGGACTGTGCAGATAACATAGATTCTAAAATGGTAGAGGGTAAAGCAGAAATGGGGGGTAGAGCTAAGGCATTATATAAATACTTCCGTATCAGAAGTGAGTTATTCTATAAACTGGGAGTTACACAGATTTATATCAACCAATTAAGAACTGCTCTAAATGTAGGGTTTGGTAAGGATAATACTTGTCTTCATTATGATACTATGATACCTTTCGTAGATGGTACTTCTATGAAGATAGGTGATATTATTAAAAAT